AAATCAATAATCGCTATTACCATAAGTATGCGATGCATTATGGAATAAGATTCCGGATTATCGTTTCTAAGTTTGGACCACATTGTTTCAGTTTCTGTTTCTGATAATGAAGCTAAAAAATCAACTACCTATTATTGTTATTATGCTTACACAATTAAATAGATCAATAGAAGATGCTGCAAGAAGAATACCAGCATCTATACATAATTATCCTACATCAGGAGACATCTTTGGTGGTGATGCACTGATGCAAGGATCTGATATGGTAGTGGTATTATCCCGTCCATTTAAATTAGATATAAAACTTTATGGTCCATATGCTTATCATGTATTGACAGATGATGTTATTATGCACCTAATTAAGGTGAGAAATAACGGAGATGAAAAGAATAACATGATATTTATGAAAATGGAAGGTCAAAATCAAAGAATGATTGAAGTAGCTCCACCTAAAGCTGAAAGACCAGAAGGAAACTATCAAAGATTTTCACAAAGAACAGGAGGTAGACAAATAATAGAATCTCCCATTGGAACAGAAATTTAAATCAACACATATGTTTACAACAGCACAACCTAAACAAACGAGTACAATGCTACTACCTCGTTTAAGCTACGCAGAGTATAAAGCTCTTGATCCGTTAGAACAAAAAAAGTATAAGGCTGAAATCTTAAATGAGCTTAGAGAATTTCATAAGCCACTTATTAACAATCTAGGTGTTTCTAGTAATGACTTTCAGTTTAAAGTGCCTTTTTATCATAAAGGTATACAAGTGATAGGCGTTTTTAATAATGAGTTTACTAAACAAAAAGGGTTATTCTTTGAAATGTTTGATAGAGAATTTAACCCAACAGATAAAGAAAGAACAGTATATAATGTAGCTCATAATGTAAATTATGAAGAAGAATATGAAATTAATCAAAACAATTCATATCTTGTGCCACTAGATGAACTCAGAGTGGTTAATTCATATAGTGTAGCTATTAGTGGTGAATCAGCAATTGTAGATGCTCAAAAGAAGACAACAGGTTTAACTTATAGCAAACCAGCTGAGACAAAAAAAGAAGAAGTAGAGCAGTATAATGATGCTTTGTTTTCAGAAATGACTATTAGAGATTATTATGCTATGCAGACAGGTAAACCTCTTAGTCTTAAACCTTGGCTTAATGACCTTATTAAATCAACAATAAACAAGTAATATGGGTAAAGGAGTATTAATTATTGCAGAATCTGGTACAGGAAAATCTACCAGTATTGAAAACTTAGATTCGGCTAGTACATTTATTATTAATGTAGCTAATAAACCACTTCCATTTAAAGGATGGAAGAAAAAATATACTATTTGGACTAAAGATAATCAAGCAGGTAATCTTTATTCAGGTAGCAAACCTGAACAGATAGAAGCAGCGTTAGTGTATGTTAATACAAAACGTCCTGAGATTAAAACAATAGTTATTGATGATTTTCAATACATGTCTAGCTTTGAGTTTTTTGATAGAGCAAGTGAGAAAGGTTATGAAAAATTCACTGAAATAGGTGGTCATCTAGCTCGTATTAGTAGACTTCCTAAAGATTTACGTGAAGATCTCACTGTATTCTACTTAACACATGCAGAAGAAGGTACAGATATAGAAGGTAGAAAGCGTTATAAAGCCAAAACTATTGGCAAAATGGTAGATGAGAAGCTTACACTAGAAGGTTTATTTTCTATTGTATTATTTGGCAAAACTAAAAAAGATGCTAATGGTATAATCAGATATGTGTTTGAGACACAAACAACTGGTGATAATACATGTAAAAGTCCTAAAGGTATGTTTAAAGACTTTGAGATACCTAATGACTTAGAGTATGTTAATAAAGCAATTCATGATTTTGAAAACTAATTTTTCTAATTTTTCATTTAATAAAAACAAACATTATGTTTAGTACAAAAGGACAGGATGTCAAACAGGGAGGAGGTACTCCAAAATCACTACAGCCAGGCGTAGTTTATGCTCACATCTATGATGCCAATCTTAGAACATCTAACAAAGGAGACAAGAAGTGTTTAGAACTCTATCTTGAAGGTCCTGAATTAGAAAACTTTGAGGGTTGGCCCATTGATAAAGAAAATCCAGAAGGTCCTAAATACAAAGGACAAGTGGGTAGAGTGGCAGCTACTATATGGACTGATCAATTTGATAGCAGTAACGTATCCGTTAACGACATTATGTATAAGCTCATTGTAATTGCTAAAGAGTTAAATCTTCAGGATGAACTTAATGCAGTTGAAGCTGTTACTATTGAAGAGTGGGTTAAAGCAGCTGTTAACATTGTAAAAGGTAAGAAGTTATATTGGTTTTTAAAGGGTTCAGAAGAAGAATATAATGATAAAACTATTATTAAGTTGTCTTTACCTAAATATAAGTTCGTTTCTACAGATGCAGCAAAACTTGATAAGTTTGACAAAACAAATAAATATCATTATAAAGCATTGGCTAAATCTAATGTAAGTAGTTTTGAACCAGCTACTAATGATTTTGAAGTGTAAGATTTTTTCATTTTTTTAATTATTGCGGGGAGTGTTTCTACACTCCCCTATATTTTTTGTAGATATATGTAAATATAGAATACTATGTTTAAAACAAAAAATCTTGTTCATGATATAAAAGACGTTCCAGTTACATGGATATTTGAAACATATTGTAAGTTAAAAGAAAAACTTACAGGGCAAGATATAAAGATTAAAAGTTTATTTAACCCTAAAGAAAAGACACCTTCCATGTGTGTCTATTTTGATAAAAGTAAAAATACTTACAGATATAAAGACTTTTCTTCTGGTAAAGGAGGATCTGCAGTAGACCTTGTAAAAGATTTAAAAGAACTTACATTTCATAAAGCTTGTCAACATATAGTTGAATGTTATAATGACTATGTCCTTCATAATAATGGTAGTTATGATGTAAAAGAATTTAAAGAAGCTAGTAAATATAAAGTTAAATCATATATATTTCGTTCATGGAATACTTCAGATCAATACTACTGGACTCAGTTTAATATAGGTACACGTTTGTTAGAAGAATATTGTGTACGTCCTTTAGAAAATTATACACTTGAAAAAAAGCTTAATGAAAAGGTAGATACATTAGTTATTTATAGCAATTATCTGTACGGTTATTTTAAAAAAGATGGTAGCTTGTATAAAATTTATCAGCCTAAAACTCTAGACAAAAAGTTTATTAAAGTGCAAGATCATATCCAAGGCAGTGAGCAATTAAAATCTTCTAAATACTTAGTAATTACTAGTTCTTTAAAAGATATTATGGCACTTAAAAGTCTTAAAATAGAAATGGATGTAATAGCTCCAGACTCAGAAAATAGTTTTATACGTAAAGAGTTGATGCAGGAATACATAAAATCTTATAAAAAAGTAATAGTGCTATTTGATTATGATGATGCAGGTATAGCAGCTATGAATAAGTATAAAACATTATATCCAGAGATTGGCACTACTATTTTACCAATGAGTAAAGATCCGTCTGACAGCATAAAAGACTTTGGTGCTAAAGAAGTGTTCTTAAGACTTATACCTATATTAGATAAAAAGTTATAAAAAATATTAACTTCTACACTATATTTGTATAGAAAATTTATATTATGCCTAAGAAAACTACAAAAAAACCTCGCGTAGCTAAAACTAGAAATGCAAGTACGATGACAGAAGCTGCCTTCTGGAGTTTTATACGTTCAGGTCTTAGACAGAAATCTAGATGGTGGAAACCTATTACTCAGTGTAAGTTAAAAGCTAAAAGAATATACAAAGGACCTAATAAAAGACAAAAGTTTGAATACCAATGTAATATATGTAAACTTTGGTTTGCAGAAAAGCATATTAATGTAGACCATATACAACCTGCTGGTAGCTTAAACTGTGCAGAAGATCTTGCTGGATTTGTAGAAAGACTTTTTTGTGAAATAGACAATTTACAGGTACTCTGTGAACGTTGCCATGACATAAAAACGAAAGAAGAAAAATTAAATACATATGCCAAACCAAAAAAATAAAGAAGAACTAATACAAAAAGTTATTGAACAAATAAGTGAAGATATTCACTTTCATGATCATGAAGCTTTAGAAGAATTATTAAACTTCACACCTATAAAATATCTGATAGGATATTTACCAGAAGAAGACTGGTCTAGTTTCAAAAAGATAAAAGAAGAAGAAGAAACTAAAGAATCTATTGATGTTATAGATTTAATAAGTTTTTTAGAATATGAAGAAGGATATACAGTTGATCCAAAAAGTCAAAAACGTATACGAACTAAGCTTGAAGAACTTGGAGTGTGGAAAAAGAATAAATAACATAAAATAAATAAACAATGGAACTAGAAAGCATAATGGAAGAATCTGTAGAACTTTTAGAAAAAAGTTTCTATAATAAGAAGTTTTACTACTCATATAGTAGTTTAAATAAACTTTTATGGAGTCCTCAAGTGTTCTATCAACTTTATGTACTTGGTCTGAAAGAAGAAAGAATGGAACAACATCTATTACAAGGTAAGCTTATTCACCTTCTTCTATTAGAACCTGAGAAGTTTAATCAAAAGTTTATAATGACACCACTTACACTACCTAAAGATAATCTAAAAGTAGTGATTGATAGAGTGTATCATCATCATGCAGAGCTAAAACGTAACGGTGATGAGCGTGCGGAACTTGCTGAGTTTGAAGGAGCTATACTAGATGTGATGAAAGATATGAATTATCATCAAAGTTTAAAGACTGATCAGCAAAGATTAGATAAAATAATAACACCTGAAGGAATTAGTTACTGGAGCTTTCTACAAAAGAAAGGTGATAAAACACTCGTTGATGCAGAAACCTATAAATATTGCTCTGATGCTGTAGAAATAATCAAAACAAATGATAAAGTTTGCAAACTGATAGGCTGCAGTATATCAGAGTTTGAGAATAAAAAAGTAATTAATGAGCTAGAAGCATCTGTAGATTTTTCTAGCAAGTCATATGGATTAAAGGGCATCATTGATAATGTAGTGATAGATCATGATGAAAAAATGATATATATCAATGATATTAAAACTACTAGTAAAGAGTTAAAAGATTTTAGTGAATCTGTAGAATACTATTCTTACTGGTTACAAGCTGTAATTTATATGATTATGGTAAACTTTTTATTCAATGATCTTCTAGGTCAAGGATATCAAGTTAAGTTTCACTTTGTTGTAATAGATAAAATGTTTCAAAGCTATGCATTTCCTGTTTCTGAAGAAACATTAAATAAGTGGTTAGATAGATTTCATCAATGCATAGAAAAAGCAGAGTGGCATCTTAAAAATAAAAGTTATGAACTACCATATGAGTTTGCAAATAGTTTAGTAGTTTTATAAAATTTTTACTAATGGCAGATAAGTTAGAGAGAAAGATAAGTAATTTATACGGTAAATATTTTCAAAAGTCTAAGTCCTTCTTATATCCTGCATTGAATATAAGAAAGAGTAGTGACTTTCCTCCTACAGGTACTTATATGAGTTTAGAAGGAGTAACTAAAACAGAAGACTGTAAACTTGTATGCTCATATAAAAATGACGAGTCTGAAGACTTTTTACATTTTGAAAAAAAGATGTTGATTGGTAATCGTTTATTTATAAAAAAGATACCTGTAAAGTCATATAATTTATATCTATTTGATTATCAATCATATACAAATGATTGGTTTAATGTTATAATAGGAAAATATTCTAAGTTAAGTGTTATACTAAAAGAAGCTATTAAAGAATATTACGGAGAAACTTCTGATGAGTATAAACATATGAAAACATTTCTATATCCAGATAAATATTATGACATATATGCTCATCTTTTAGATGTAGATATAAGCCTGCTTAAAGACGTTGGAGAACTTTGTGATCCTTGTGATATTGAAAAAGAAACATTAATAATTCCTGTAGAAGATTTGGAAATAATACAAAAATTGACTTAGATTTGTAAAACTAATTTATATAACTATGAATAAATGTATGATGCTAGTTACCGGCACATGGGGTAACACTAAAACTTTTAAGATGATTCCTACATCATCTGACTGCCCATTTGTAGAAGCAATCTTTGACCGTGATAGCAAAGTGCTTGCATTGATTGGTAGAGAAAAGAAAGAAAGTATGCACTTCTTTCCTAAGCTTGATGAGAATGGTGATATTAAGTACCTAAAGATGGGAAGACGTAAAGATGGTAAAGACTATGCTGAAGAAAGAAAAAGTCTTGAAAGCTATTATGAATATTATATTGAAGAACCCAGTGAGATTGTAGATATTGTAAGTAGACTAGCTTTAAATGCAGATACATTTGACTTCAATTCTTATATTGAATTGTCTAATACTGTAGAAGAATCTACTGATCAAGTAAATAAATAAAAATGGGAATTGTTATACCTCCAATGCGTCCTATAATAGTTAAAGGTGGTGTTGCTTTATCAAATAATCACACTCTTCTAGAAAATGCTATTGGTATACTTTTATTAATTATATTATGTAGTATACCGCATACAATACTCTGGTACTATCTAGAAATTATAGAAGAAAAAAAAGAGGATAGACCCAAATTAATTATTAAATCGTTTATTCACAATTTCTTTTTGTACACAAGTGTTTTCATTTTTTTTGGACTTTGCTATTTAATTATGAATAAATTTCTTTAAAGATATTTAATAAAAAAGGGGGAACAGCTTAACTGAACAAATCATTCCATATGAGTAATGAAACTCAGAGGACCCATTGGGTCATGGACTATGAAACAATAGTTAATTGTTTTGTAGGTGTATTTGTCCATTATAAAGATGATACTGTTAAGCACGTCTTTATAGTTAATAGAGACAGAAACGATATAGAAAAACTTGTCGCATTTCTACAAAAATGTGCGACAAATAAAGAGTGGCACATATCCTATAACGGATTAGCTTTTGATGCCCAGATTACCCAGTATATTATAAATAACGCAAAAAGATTAGTATCTCTTACAACAGATAGTCTTGTAATTGAATTATATAGATATGCTCAGTCTGTAGTGAGTAGAACAGATAGAGGAGAAATGCATGACTTTCCTCCATTTAAACTATCTATTAAGCAAATAGATTTGTTTAAGATGAATCACTGGGATAATAAAGCTAAGATGAGTAGTCTTAAATGGATACAATATTCCATGGATTGGACTAATGTAGAAGAGATGCCACATCCTCACTATGAACCTGTAGATGATGCTGAGACACTTAAAAATATAGTTAGCTATTGTTTAAATGATGTTCTTTCTACTAAAGAAATTATGGTATTTAGTAAGGAACAAATTGTTCTAAGACAGACACTAACAAATGAATATAATATTGATTTGTATAGTGCATCTGAACCTAGAATATCTAAAGAGCTATTCTTGTATTTCTTACATAAAAAGCTAGCCTGGAACAAATCTGATATTAAAATCATGAGAACACCCAGGCAGTATATAATCTTGGCAGATTGTATACTACCTTACATAAAGTTTAAAACACCTGTATTTCAAAGTGTACTTGACTATTTCCGTACAAAAGTGATTACATCAACAAAAGACGGATTTAAACACACTATAGAATATAAAGGAGTTAAAACTGACTATGGATTAGGTGGTATACATGGTGCAGCTGACTGCGGTGTTTATGAGGCTAAAGCAGGTTGGACTATAATGACATCTGATGTCATTAGTTTCTATCCTAATTTAGCTATCAAAAACGGATTTCATCCTGCACATCTACCTAAGAAAGAATTTTGTGAACTGTATGAATGGATATTTGAGGAACGTAAAAAGATTCCTAAAACAGATCCTAAGAACTACGTTTATAAGATTATTCTTAACTCTACGTACGGACTAACTGGCGATGAAAATAGTTTTTTGTATGATCCTAAAATGACCATGCAAATCACTATAAATGGTCAGCTTAGTCTAAGTATGTTATATGAGATGATATGTGAAGAAATTCCAGATGCTATACCTCTAATGCAAAATACAGATGGTCTTGAAACAATGATTCCTAGTCATAGTGTAGGTAAGTATATGGATATATGTTCTAAATGGGAACAACTTACTAAATTATCTCTAGAGCATGATCAGTATTCTAAAATGATCATCCGTGATGTAAACAACTATATTGCTATCACTAAAGAAGGTAAAGTTAAATGTAAAGGTGCATTTGAATGGGAAGACTTAGATAAGAAAAAAGTAGCTGTATTCCATAAAAATAAAAGCTTTCTTATTATTCCTAAAGCTATCTACGCATACTTTGTAAATGGTATTAAACCTGAAGACTTCTTAGATCAAAATAAAGAACTTACTGATTATTGTGCCGGTGTAAAAGCTAAAGGAGGATGGTATTTTGAAAAAAGAAGTATTCAAGATGGTAAACTGAAAATAAAACGCTTACAGAAAATTGTAAGATATTATATATCTAACAATGGTGAAAAAATAATTAAGTGTAACAAAGACGGTAGAGAAATACAAGTGGAAGCAGGAGAATGGATGCAAACAGTAGTAAACTTTATAGATAAAGAAAAACCATTTGAGGAGTATGATATTAATATGAAATACTACTTAGATGAAATATACAAACAAATAGAACAAATAGAAAAGGTAAAACCTAAATCATTTACTCAATTATCACTTTTTTAAAATTAATCGTATGCCAGTAAAAACTAGCTTCGTAACAGAACAACATTTAAGAACTACACCTCTACCTAACCATGGTGGTAGGTATTCCGCAATTGGACACGGAACAATTATAGATAATGTCCGCACTGAATTAGGTAAAGCAGGTTTCACTATTGATAAAGAATTATATAAAACCAGCCTTGATGGTCAAGTTGCCCAAGGTATATACCATCTTAACTATGGTGAAGATAAAGATATGGGACTAATGTTTGCATGGTCTAATTCATATAACAAAATGATGAGATTTAAATGTGCTATTGGTGGACGAGTATTCATCTGTGACAACGGTGTTGTATCAGGTGATCTTGCAAACTTCCAAAGAAAGCACGTAGGTAAAACAGCTTTCGCAGATATGATTTCGTCTATACAATATCAGATTAGTCAAGCTCAAACCTATTATAATAGTCTTATAGCAGATAAAGAAATGTTAAAACAAGTAAGTCTTACTCAAGCTCAGAAAGGAAGTGTCGTGGGACGTCTTCTAATTGAACAAGATGTTCTTACACTTACACAAGTAGGTATGATACATCGTCAAATAGAAATACCTGCTCACAATTATTCTAGTA